CCGCACGGATAACTTGGTTGATATTTGTGGATACATACAGGGATTAGATGATTTCTACAACGAGGTGAAACGAAATGTCGTTGATAACGATACGGACGAGTAGCGAGAAGGTAGATAATTATTTATCTGGAATCTTTTTTATGGCGGAAAAAGTATTAAACGAGAATGCTGACCTAAGTAATAAAGAACATTGGTTTACAGTAACTATAGATCAGGGAGAAAAAGATGTTATTGCCGACACTGCAGTTCAGCAAGACAAGGAAAGTAATATCACCGGATAGAGCTCATTCATTAGATGCGGGAATAGATTTCTATGTTCCAGCAGATTTTGAACAAAAGGGATTAGCGCCAGGTGAAGCTTTAAGAATCAAAAGCGGTATCAAAGTAAATGTACCTCAAGGTTATGCTTTAATAGCATTTAATAAGTCAGGTATATCTACAAAACTCGGTTTAATAGTAGGAGCTTGTGTAATAGATTCTGGCTATCAAGGCGAGATTAGTATTCATATAATCAATACCAGCAATAAAATGATTTGGATACTTCCAGATATGAAGATAGTGCAGTATTTACTCATACCTATTGCTGAGTCTATACCGGAAGAAGTCGAAGAAAGTAAATTATTTCCATATTCTTCAACGAGAAAAAGTGGTGGCTTTGGAAGTACTAATGTAACATATATGGATGATTCTTTAAACCCAATAGAAATGGGAGTATATGATGACGACCCAAATCCGTACGATGGAAACTACTCAGAAATGTGATACCTTTGTTTGGGGTCCACATTTTGATATGTTTTATAAACATTACCAGCACTGCAGAATGGCGCTTGAGCTAATGGGTGGTAAAACACCCAATTGGATTATTAATTATATTGCAGCATTTGATTTAACAACGAAATATTATACGGAGACTCCTAAGTGGAAGAAGAAAGAACCATCGCTGACATACCTATTAAACACAGATACGGGATATTCCCCGCAACAATTATCGGAGATAGCCGTCTTAAAGCGGGACAACTCAGATGCTTAATGTCAATACTAGCTTGGCGTAGCAACAGAACCACCAATACAAGACCAATACACTTAGAAGCTCTGCAACTGATGATGCCTATGTACACTAAGGGCAGCATCCAGAATTATATGCAGGATCTTAGAGCTTTCGGTTATATAGAGATAACACCGCGTCCTGGTACTACCTCGATGTACACAATCTGCGATAAAGCTGATGCACATATTCAGTATAAAGAACATCGTGGAGAGCAGGTGGAGAGCAGCGCTGCTGACCAGCTGACTAGCAGTGTAGCTAGTATAAAGAATATTAATAATAAAAAGAATAGTAGGTTTATGGCTGTGTGGTCAACCTATCCTGAACATAGACGTAATTCAATCGCCCGCGATTCGAAGACATGGAGAGAGTTTGGCGATGAAGCATTAGTAGACATAATTATAGAAGATCTTGAGGCACGCAAAGAAACAGAAGCTTGGACAGGCGAAAACGGTAAGTGGGTTCCTGGACTAAGAAAATATTTAGAGAACCGGACCTGGGAAACTAATCCTCTCAAATCCAAAGATGACTTCTGGAAGAAACTATGAATAAGAGAATGAAAGAAATAGCTAAAACTTTAGAATTAGATGATTCTCAAATTCATAAATATCTTAAAGGTGATGAAAAGTCTTATGTTCAATCACCGTTAGAATTTTTTGATATTGCAATAGAACATCTAGAAAATAAAGGTTTACATCCTGGAGGTAGATTACCTTGGGAAATAGATTTCAATATATTACCTCATACATTAACTATTTGGGCTGGAATGAATGGACATGGTAAAAGTCTTATAGTTCAACAGGTTATGTTATATCTCATGACTGGTGATTACTCTTCGCGAGAAGAAAAAGTCTTAATGTGGTCGCCAGAGTTAGCTCCAGTATACCAACTAGAGAGATTAGCAAGGCAAATAGTAGGAGATCCTTATCCTGATCTTGCAGAAGCTGAAGAAGCTTGGTGTTGGTTAAATAACAGATTATGGTTATACACTAGAGAAATAGATTGTGGTCCAGAACAGTTAATAGCTGCAGCTAGATATGCACAAGAAGAACTTGGCGTGACTCAGTTTGTAATAGATTCATTAATGAAGGTAAATCTTGGATCACAAGAACGAAATATGTATTCACCTGGTTGCTCACGTTAGAAAACCAGAGAATGAATTAAAGCGAGTAAGTAAATACGATATTAAAGGAGCATCTGAATTAACAGATTTAGTTGATGCAGGTTTTATGGTTCATCGCAATAAAAGCGAAGAAAAAGCTAGAGAAGAAGGTAGTGAACCAATGGAACCGTTAGCTGCGTTAGAATGCTTTAAGAATAGACATGGTGGACATGAACCATCTTGTGGCCTTGAATATGAACATGATGGTATGACATTTTTTGATCATGGAAATAAAAAAGAAAACTTCTACGAAAAATACATTGGACAAAGAAAAACCCCATTCTAGTATTTCATACGAATTAGTTGAATGCAAGGTTAAAAACTGTACAATTCAACACGATAAATTTTACAGCAAATGCTGGGAGCACTTACATGAGAACACAGAATTGGAAAAACGTAGAAAGGCAGGCAGCAAAGCTTTTCGGAGGTACAAGGACAGGGTGCAACGGGGAGAGTCGGCGCGATATAGAGCACCACGACCTCTCTATTGAGGTTAAACACAGGAAGATATTTCCTGATTGGCTACATCAAGCTATGGCTCAAGCTGTTAGAGAAGCTGAACATCGCATACCAATAGTTTATTTGCATGAACGTCATATGAAATTTGAAGATGGTTATGTAGTTATAAAAGCTAAAGATTTTCAAGAGGTTTATACCAAAGCTGCATCGATATTTGGCAAAATTAGGAAAGAAAATGAAGTGTAAGTGAAAAATTAGACGTGATATAATAACTTCTTTAAACAACTCGAGAAAAAAATGGGAAATTATACGAATAAATATTTTTATCCGGAATGGATTTGTAATTTATTAAAGCATAATCCGTATACAAAAGGACATAAACAGTCTGACATAAGTGTTACTCAACTTATTGATTCTCCACAAGTTTTACAACTTCGTAAAGCTCATAGAGATGATATAGAAGAAGATGTATCTGATAGAATATGGGCTATCTACGGAAGTGCTGTTCATGCTATAGCCGAAACAGCTAACACATCATCCTCAGATATTCTAACAGAGAAAAGATACCATCATAAATATGGAGATCATATCGTAACTGGTCAATATGATATATACGATATGAAAACTAAAATTATTTATGATTTTAAAACAGTTTCGTCATGGTCATTAATTAGAGGACCTAAAGAAAGTTGGGTTAATCAGCTTAATGTATTAGCTGACCTATTAAGAAAGAATGATTGGGAAGTAAAAGGATTAAGCATAGCAGCTCTTGGAAGAAACTGGGATGAAAAAATATCATTAACTAATAAGTCATATCCTGATAAAGCTTTAATGATGTATGACATAGAAATGTGGCCAGAAGATGTAGCAGAAGTATACATAAACAAAAGATTACAGGCTCACTTTTTTAATGATCCTATGTGTACATTAGAAGAGAAGTGGGCAAGCGAAGAAAAGTGGGCTGTAATGAAAGAAGGAAGAACTAGAGCCGTAAAACTTTTCGTTTCAAGAGATGAAGCTAACGATTTCTTAATTATCCAGAAAGATCAGGATAAATTAAAAATAGAGCATAGACCTGGTTACAATATGAGATGTGCTAGGTATTGCAATGTTCAACCGTTTTGTCCACAATATGCTAAGGAGAATCCAGCATGAATAAGGGAGTAAATGTGTTTTATGAAACACCACAATTTATCTGTATGTTTCCACACCTGGAGGAAACTGAAAAGTTCCAGGAACAAGATACTGGTCAGTATAGTATAACTATGCTCTTCCCTAAAGAAGAGGTTACCTTCGAAGAAGTTGATGAGAAAATCAATGAGGCTGCTGAAAACGACGAGAAGGTAAGCAAGAGTAAAAACTGGCATCATCCTCTTAAAGATGGTGATGAAATGGGAAAAGAGTGGTCGCTTGGTGTATGGGTATTGAAAGCAAAAACTAAGTTTCCTGTTAAAGCTGTAAATGCTAAAGGTGCTGTAATAGATGTCGGAGAAATATGG